TCAGCAATTCATTCCTGACAGGTAAATTATGACAACATCTAACACAACCACGCCTATCGGACCTTTTTCGGAGAATAGCCCCTCTCCGACGATTACCCCCACTACGCCTGCCTCTCAAACGCCGGTAAATGCTACATCCACCAATCCGAATAGTCGTGGGGTCAATGACCTTAGTGACATCCGTCCAACGCCAAATCTTTCACCGCTACCAACTCGTGCGGAAAAGCGGTTAATCCCTACAATGGTGGATGCAACACAGATTCAACAGAATTTTTTCACCTCATCGGGAGGGCAACTTGCACAAGCTCTCGGATTGCACCCACAGAATACAGTTCATGACACCGACTTTTACACCTACGCAAAGTCGGAAGCTCGACGGTTACAAAATGGTGTGGATTACATTAAGATTCGTATCCCTCATCGTGGTGTTCTTTCTAGTTCTCAGCTACCAGACACTAGTCAAGCAGCGGAGTTTAGGTTCTTAACTAACCCCTCCACGCTGACGGTCAATCGTCAAACTGTGGACTCTCAGTCCATGACTCGTGGCGGCTGGCAGTTTGGTGTGTGGGGTGAGGATACTTTCTTGGTTTCGATGCAAGGCACATCGGCGGGTTCATATTTCTCTCTCGGTACGACTGACGAGTTCTCTTATTATGCTGTGTCATATCGTAATCTTATGCAGCTTCAAGAGGTTTTTGAGAATAATGGGTATTGGTTTGAGGGGGAGGAATACAACGAGGGGCCTTTGGCAGCGGACTATCTCCGTCGTCGCATTCGTATGCACCAAGATGTTGAGTTGTGGTGTGGGAATTTTATATGGTCGGGGATGTTTGATAGCTTTACCATCTCACAAGACGCTACTCAACCTTTCATGTTGACTTTTTCATTGAGTTTTTTCGTTTGGAAAGAAAGGTACCGCACTACATCCCCTTATCAAAACAGCATTGCGAACAACATAGAGCGTGGGCATAGCTATAGTGCAATAGAGGGTCAAACCGATACAACCCAAACCAACAATGCCTTGGCTCAATTCTCTTCTCCATCAACAGCGACTCAGGCACAGCTTTCGAGCGGCCAGTCTGCTGGTGTTGGTCTTACGCTTGGAAGCGATGGACGCTACTATCCTCCTTCAAGCATCGTAAACGGGAACATGGTCGGGCCACCAGCCACCAATCAACCCTATGGGGGTTCTCCAGCCATCGCTGCTTCTATCTCTGAAGACTTATCCCCAAACGTCCCAACTACTGTGACAGACATCATGGGTGTCGGACCAATGAATGATTTGATGTTTCCTCAGAAGAGCCCACTGTTTTAATAGGAAGAATCTATGGCTAATCAACAGACGACAACTTCAAACTCTCCTTCCACTCAAGGGATGATTCGCAACATCAATCAGACCGTTCAAGAGCGGGAAATAATTAAGACCTGCCCCGACCTTATTGTGTATTTGGATGGGAAGACATATCTGCTTAATCCATATATTACGAACACCACCGCGAACCAGCCATACACGTTCGTCAGCTTCAATGATTATGTACAGAATTTTTCTTCTTCTTACGACGTGGATAATCTAGTCCCTTCAGCGAATTTTACCTTGCAGGTACCAAACTTTTCGAAATACCTTTTTCAATCACCGGGGGGTAACAACCTCATCGACACCATGATGGAGGTTCAGGTGTTTGCTAAGGGCTACTTCCTGTCAGGTGATGGTGGGAATACCATTTACTACAGGGTATTCAAGGGAGTCACTTCCCATGTGTCACACACTGACAATGGTATGTTCTTGGAAATTTCAATTCAATGCTTGGGGGTTCTGCACCTACTGGAACACATGTATGTTGACCTCAATCCTTCTTTGATGTCTAACTCGGAACGTCCAGTCACACCGATGACAAGCAACCAATCTCACATGAACCCATATGAGATGCTTGCCGCAGAATTCCAGCAAGATATTTCATTCGAAGGGTTTGAATTGAACTCTATCCAGCAGGGTATTACGACCGGGGGGAGTGATTGGAAGGACGCAGTTCAAGCAGGATTCTGCAACAAGTGGCAACCTATTTTGGTTAACATTCGAAAGGAAGTTCACATCACTGGGTACAGCATGGGGTCTGTTTTGCCAGCGGCTACAACTACAATCACTAACACACCATCCGACGCGCAGGGATCAAACGATCCTCGGATGCAAGCTGCAAGGATACTCCAAAATTCAATTCTGGCTCAAAATGCGCCTAACCCGGATTACTATGTGGACGTGATTAGAAGGTACCACCCCGACATGTCCATTGGCTCCATTCAACTAGTCAATGGTCGTATTGTGTCCAGATTGGAAAGGATACGAACCATTGTGCAGTTGATTGGGTTTGAGGGATTTCAAGACCTCGATGGCACCATTATTTTCAAACCACCGCTATACAACTTGGACGTGACAAATATTGGTACATCCACCACACCCACCACTAGTGGTAGCAGCACCACACCAACATCAGCTAACCTGACGGATGCGAACAACCCATTCATCATTCATTTGAGTGAGATTGAGTCGGAATCAGAGGCTGAGGATCAGCAAGCCATCAAGGCCACTCGTATGACAGTTCAACCATCGGTTCAATCCAGTCAGAAATTCATATCTGATTCGACAACGGCTGTTTGGCGTCCTACATCCACTCATATCGACATCCCTAAGATGGCTAAGTTTGGCCTTCGCGAGGAGCCAGCACGTACCGTTGGTTGGTTGAGTCTAAATGATAAAGTTGCTGCGTACGCTTACGCTGTAAGTGAATTGAATCGTGCTAATCGTGGATGGAGAACTTACAATTTAACAATCCCTCTCCGCCCGGAATTGAAACTTGGTTTTCCAGTGTACCTGCCTCATAAAGATATGTATGGATACATCAAGACCATCAGCATTTCTTACTCCTATGGGGGCGCGGCCACGATGACCCTAATGCTGGACACCCTACGTAAGCGCCCAGTGTTTCCTTCAGTGAAGACGAATGTTACCAATCAACAGAACACAATATACACCAACCCACCTGTGGTTTATACCACCCAGCCAAACCTTGTTATGGAATGGACAGAAGCACCGAACAGCACCAGCACATCAACAGCGTCCACTGATCCTTTCACACCTTCCATGCCCACACTTCCATCGTCTAGTCCTGCGGTGACTGCCGATGGGCTTCCTTCAGCTAATTATGCTGTCAATCTTTTGAATGTTCCAGTCACTCAGCTACAACCTCAAGCTAAACCCATCTATGCGGAGGATATGGAGGTTGTCTCGGCACGTAGGTCACAGTATGGCACCTCATGGGCGACTCGGGCGGACACTAGAACCAAGAGCTTTCGTGTACAGAATGATGTCTCTACCGCAGCGGATACTACCCTTGGAAAAAATGGAAATGGTCAGGCAGTCCAAACAGGGAACCCCTTCTTCTCTTCGGCCAACTGGCATGATCCACCCCCCTCTAACTCCGCCCCTTCAACAACCGGGTCATCCCCAAACACTACGAGCGGCAGCACGTCGGGCACTACACCGTCATCGACCAACACCAATACCAGCAATGGTGGGGTGAACATGACATATTTACAGAAAATAATTTCTTGTCAGCCTTATACGGATGAGGGTGGATACGAACTTATCACCCCCTTTCCATGGGGGCGTTGGAAGAGCCTTAAAGAGGCTTTGTATGAGACGCATTACGGGTTACTGACAACCAATGCAACCTCACAGGAAACTCAGCAGATAACTGGAACCAACGTGTTTCTATTTGCTGGTGTCAGCACCCCAAGCACTGACAGTTCATCGAGTTTGCAGAACCAATTAACTGCTCTCAACAACATATCGAATCAGGTGTCATCGTCGGTTTCTTTTGAAATCATCACCCCTAAACCGGGTCAGCAGCAACCCAATATTCTGTCGAATCAACAACCCGATAGTTTCCTTTTCTCAACGGTGGCTCAGAACACTGAGAATGCTACCAACACGTTTCTTATTGGGAACATCCCACCTCAGCCGGGGAGTTCTCTTGCATTGGCTACAAATATTGCGGATAGTGATTCCACTAACACAGCAGATGGTAGTTCGACACCATCAGGGGTTGGTTCCACACCACAATCGACAAGAACCATACAGAACAACCCTAATGTAGTCGGCACAACAGCAACCAAGCCTACAACTCAAAATCAGGCGTTTATCAGTAAACTAATCAATTCGAACACAGCAACACAGTAATAGGTATATATGGCGCAACTGGTTAACAACAACTCCGAGTATTACCGCGACCCGTTACACTCTCCGAGTGCTCCGAACAACGCAGAAGAGGCATATCAAGCCTTTGCTGCCACTGTTCTGAGCGTGGACTGGGAGCGCGAAGTTGTTAGTCTAGTGGATTTAAGAACCAACTCGGTTCTAGTGGACGTAAACATCCTTCCTTGTGTTGCAAACTCGGGAGAGTCCACGGATGTAACCATGCCAGAAGAGGGCTCAACATACCTTTGCCTCCCAGTTCAGTACACCAAGGGATACATGCGGGTTGCACTCGTCACTCCAATCCTTACAGACACTGTACGCGCTAAGGATGCCATTGGTTATCGACTGCTGGATAAAACCCCGGTGTACAACGTCCGTAAGAGGGGAAACTATCGGAAGGCATACCCCGGTCAGCAATCCGTATCTATGTCCTCAGGTTACACCGAAAAGAAGGACGGTGGTTGGGACAAGTCTTCACAGGATTTGAGCCGAGACTGGCTCAACATTCATCGTCGTCAATGGACGCAGATGACAGGACGACGAGTGACATACACAGACTCAGGGTTGACCTTTC